ACGGGGGGCTGACGCGAACGGTCTGCCCCGTCTTGGGATCGGTGCGGCGATAGGGGATCTTGAGCGCGCCGAGGGTTCCATCTGGGCCGTTTGGAAAGCGGTCGCAGGATTCCATGTCGACGTCCAACTGGTCGAGGGCTTCGAGCACATCGTCATCGAGTTCGCGGAGTGTGGGGTGGGGCGGAATCTCGATAACGGTGCCGTCATCGAGGCGCAGTCGTGTCGAATCGAACACTGTGGCGCCGTACTCACGCGCCTGCTCACGCGCCTGCGCGGCAGCGTCCTTGCTCTTGGTGGGCAGATCCTTGGGCTTCTCGTCGTCAGACATGGTGGGCTCGTTTCACTTTCGGGCGGGCTCGTTGAAGAACTGAGGTGACCGCCGGGCGAACGAGCCCGAACGCCCGGCGGCACCGACTCAGGACGCGGCGATGGTGGCGCTGTTCGACGCTGCCGTGTTCGCCGTCGCACCGTTGGTGCCCGTGGCGACCGCGCGGAACTTCGACGCACCCGCCGCCGCGGCGAACTGCAAGGTGATGGTGTCGCCCGACAGTGACTGACTCGTCGGGGTGATCAGCGATCCCCACGTCGTGCCGCCGTCGGTGGACTGCTGCACCTTGTAGGTGAACGGATCACCGGCACCCGTCGCGCCGTCGAACGCCAGCGAGGCATGCAGCGCGGTCGTGGCCGTGGCAACCGGTGCCGACCCGGCGAACACCGGCAGACCGCCGAGGGCGACATAGCCCGGGCCGCCATAGACGCGGAAGGTCGGGCCGATCGGCTGATAGATGCCGTTCTTCTTGCCCATGGTGATGTTGTCCGGCGTGGGCAGGAAGGTGATCTCGGAGGTCCGCGGATCCTTCTTGTCCATCTTGGACTTGCCAAGATCGTCCTGCTTGCAGTACGTCACGATGTCGCACGAGTACAGCGACAGCCCGTCGACCTTGCGCTCACGGAAGAACAGGAACTGCCGAGCGGGGTTGTGGCCGCCGGGGCGGGAGCCGAAGATCGCGCCCGCCTGGCCCGGATCCTCCAACAGCCAGTTGCCGTCGTCATCCACCAGCGGTTCGCGATCGTAGAGCCGCTGCACCCACGGGGCGTTGAAGTCGATCGGCGTCACGCTGAACGGATGCGACAGCTCCGTGATCTCCGAGTAGTACGGGTAGATGTCCTGCACGATCATCACGTGGCTCGTGGTGACCTTCGGGTTGAACGACGGGCCGTCGCCATCCTTCTGTGGACCCAGGTGGACGAAGCCCTGATTGTCCTCGGTGTTGGTGATCACGGTTCCGGTGTCGGAGTCGCGAAGGATCTTGAACAGGTCGCCGCGAATCTTGTTGTCGGCGCTGAACGGCCACCAGCGGATCGACCCGTCTGGGTTGTGCGGCGACAGGTTGGTGGCAGCACCGCGGGCGTCGCGGAACGCCACGGCGACGGCGGTCCCGACCTCCAGGTATTCGGGTGCCCGGAACTCCAAGCCAGCACCGACCCAGTCAGTGCCCTCTTCCACTTGCGTCACAATGACGCTCCCTTCGTAGAGATGGGTTGAACACCGAAGTCCGGTGCGTTGAAATGTGCGGCCAGGTCGCCGCGCCACCGACCTGATGTCAGGCCGGGACGAATGTTGGTTGCGCTACAGGGCAGATACGCGCGAGATGCCGAGGCGGTACTCGGACACGAAGCGCGTCACCACCGACTCGGCGCCGTACGGTTCCTCATGGGCGGCCGAGACGATCTCGGCCCAATCACAGTGCGCGACACGGCCATCGGCCATGACGGTGTTCCAGCCCGGATACTCGACGAGCATCTGGAACCGTTCATCGGTCCGGTCGGCCTCGCGCGCCGCGTCGGAGTACGTCACGCCGAACGTATGCACCCAGATCAGCGGCTGGTCGCTGTCGACGGTGCGGGCGCCCGAGATGCGTTGCACCGCGCGGTATGGCTTCGGCAAGCCCGTCGCCCACATCTTCGCCCCGATCGCCGCCGGCGTGGTGATCGGCAGATACCAGGCGGTCAGGAACGCGACCGCGTTGATCGACTTGGTGCTCAACTGCTGTGGGGCGGTCACTGGGCGAAGTACTCGATCGTCTTGGCCAGCGGCGCGTACGCCGGGTTATGGATCGACCCGTATTCCATGAGGTTCGCAATGTCCGAGTTGGAGCCAACCTGGCCGACGCCGCCGGTGGCTTTTGTGACCTCCCACGAGTCGCGGAACTCGCCCGTGTCGACCGGCGAATACTCCTGCAACACGGGGATGACCTCGTCCCGCATGAAGGCATCCACCTCGGGATCGAACTCGCCGTCGGCCTTCGACTCGGCGAACGTCTCGGTGAGGATCACTTCGATCTCCTCCGGTGAACTCGACATCAGCCGGCCTCCCGTTCGCAGATGCAGAACACGTGATCACTGCGGCCATGAATGTCCTGTTCGAGGACGGCATCGCCGCGCATCACGTAGTCCAGACCGTTGTGCACCAGGCTGGCGCTCGATGGGATCGCCTGCGCACCATTGGGACACGCGATCGGTGCTGGTGCGCCCCCGTCATCAACAGCGGGGATCACATCGCCGCTGACGGGCAGGAACGCCCACGCAACCTCGCTGGTGGTGACGGTGAGGTTCTGCTGCTCGGATGGTGACTGGATCTCGAAGCACGCGGCGTCGACCCAGACGGTCTGCGTGGTGACGATCGGCTCGCCGAACTCGGTGTACGTCGGCTGGTCGTCGTCATCGAGCACCGGCAGGTCACGCTTGATGCCGACGCGCTGGTTGCCGATCGGGAACATGCCCACGGGTCAGTAGTCGCACTTCGTGAACGACCCCCGCGCGGCGGCGGTCAGCGGAATACCGAGCATCCGCTTGTGCTTCGGGAGCAGCAGCTCGTCGAGCAGCGCAATCGCGGAGTTGAACGAGCCCGCTTCCTTGCGTTTGCTGGTTTCATTGTCGAACTGCGAGAGCCGTTCGTAGGCACCGAAATTCAGTGCATCGCGGACGATCTCGAAAACCACCTGTGCTGCGGCGGCCTGGTCGGCGTCAGGCTTGCGCAGGAGGATGTAGTTCGACACCACATCGAGCAGCCGGGTGGCCGACGCCGCCTGTCCGTCGGACATCGAGCCGAACTCGGCCCCGAACTGTCCGATGTCGAGGAACGCGGTCATCAGTCCTCGGCGGCCTTGCGGCGGGTGCGGGGCGTTGACTTCTCGACCACTTCGGCCGGCGGCGCCGCACTCTCGGTGATGGCGTCAGCGGCCTTATCCCACTCCGACACCGCGCTCTGGTAGGCCACCAGCGAGCCCGACTCGACCAGCTCGGCCGCCGCGTCGTCGTCAACCTCGATGGGTGCCGCAGTGGGCCGCACGTAGTGCAACAACCCCACCACGCACGGCCTCACGACGTTGTACAAGCCCACGATTCACTCCACCGAATCCACGAGGTCGCGCAGCTCGGCCACCTTGAGAGACTCCAGCTCGTCGGCGGTGTAGTCGGTGCCGTCCTCCTTGAGGACATTGTCCACCAGCCACGCGACCAGCTCGGCCTTCTTGGCGTTGGCCGACGGCTTGTCACTCTCGGCCTCGTCGGCCTCCAGCGCCGGTGCGGCATCCCCGACTCGCTCCACCAGACCCTCGGCCAGGAAGTACTCGGCCTGAGCCGGGGAGAGCCATTCAAGGACCGCACCGGCATAGGCGTGGTGGGTGTGGCCGTCCGCATCGACGGCCAACACACACGGCGCCACCACCTTGTAGCTCATGACGCTGCCGCCACCCCGGTGATCTTCCACGCCGCGGCCGGCTCCTGCACGATCGGCACGGTGACACGACGGCAGCGCAGGCGCCACTTGTCGTTCTTGTCCTCGCGGATCGTCTTCGCCTGGATGCCGACGCCATCGGAGCTGACGTATCCCGGGCCGCCGAGGTTCTCGTCGACCATCGAGCCCAGCGCCTTGCTGTCCACGATCAGCGCGTAGGCACTCGTGGTGCCGGCGTTGGTCAGGTTCGGGCAGCGCAGGACCGTCAGGCCGTCGATCACCGGGAACGTGCCGGTGTAGACCGGGTTTGCCCCGTTCTCCCGACGCAGCAGCGCGGCCACCGAAGCGTCGGACACCAGATTGGCGTACGTCGCGTCATCAACCACCAGGTAGTCCGGGTCGTAGCCCTGGTTCAGGGCGTCGATCTTGCCGCGAGCGCGGGCAATATCGCGCAGGATCTGCGGGGTTGAGCCGCCGCCGGTCCAGGTCGCGATGCACGCGGTGTTCTGCGACACCGCCGAGTGGATTGCCGACATCGCCACACCGTCGACCGTCTTGACGGTCTGGTTGACCAGCTTGGTCATCGCCTTGTCGACCGGGGAGAACATCTGCCGGGCGATCGACTCGTCGGTGACCTCGGCGTCATTGCCCCACTTGACCGTCTTGGCCAGCGATGCATCGCCGGTCGAGATCGGGGTCAGCGGGTACTCGGCCCCGGGTGCGACCGACTTGGGTGCGCGATCGGAGTAGATCGACTCCCCGGTCTCGTAGAGCACCGACCCCGATGTGGTGGCGATGCGACCGGACAGCAGCACGTCGGAAATGAACCGCTGCTCGGCCAGGGTGCGCAACCGGCGGGCGACCAGCGTGGGGCTGTTCAGGAACCGGCTGATGGTGAGAACGTCGCCCGACAGGCTCGGCTGAGCGGGCGGATACAGAACTGCCATGATTGGATCTCTCTTTCTGTCTCTGCCCGTCAGCGGAACAGCTTGACGGTGACCTTGGAGGATGCGGCGGCGGCGAGTGCAACGCCGATCACCTGGATGTCGTTGGCCGCGCTCGGGGTGCCCTGCACTGCCACCGCGCCGCTGGCCGCGGTGGTGACGAGTTCGCCGGCACTGATCGCGCCGCTGGCCGCCAGCGTGTGGACCCCGCCGCTGAGCACAGTCACCTCGGCCCCACTGGCCGCGGTGAACGCCGCGATACCGATGTAGGCAGACGACGCGCCCGAAGCCGGGGCCACGGTGTTGTCACCGGAGACGATGAGCGCCTGCCCGGCGGTGACATCCGCGGAGGTCGTGAGGGTGAATGCGTCACCCGGCTGATGCACGGGAGAGTAATCGGTTGCCATGTCAGGCGTCCTTTCCGAACAGAGACGCGTAGATCGCGTCGTCTTCGTTGGTGATGTCAGCGGTCACGCCGTGGCCCTTTTCGGCCAGCGGCACCAAGCCGGGCTGCAAACCGGCCAGCACTGCGGTATGACCCTCACGGTCGGCTGCGAGAGCCTGCAAGTGGTGATCGCGGCGGGCCGGGGCGATCTTGCCCTCGGTGATCGCTGCATCCACGATCCGCTCGTCGGACTCGCGGATCTGCTGAGCGCGGGCCTCAGCACCTTCGGCGGCCTGCGCCTGGAGCCCGGCCAGCGCCTCGGTGGTGATGTTGGTCGCCAGCCCCGCCTTGGCCGCCACCTTCAGCGCCTCGTCCAGGGTCGGCTCGACGGGCTCACCTTCGGCGGTCAGTTCGTCGATCTTCGCGTCGATCGCAGCCTCGTCGGCGTCGGCATCAAGGCCGAGCTTCTGGAGCGCGCTTTCACTCAAGGTTGCCATTACTGGCCCCTCCTTCTTCTCGGCCTCGACCGGGGATTCGGTCGAAGTTCTGTTGTGCGCCTTCGGGAATCGAGGCGCGGGCGCATGTGCGCGCCCCGCGTGGGCGAATATGGACAGGTCGAACTTGGCGGCGGCCTGATCGCGGTCGGCGGTGACGGTCTCGACACGGTCGGCCAGCCCGGCCTCGACGGCTTCATCTGCGCTGTACCAGGTTTCGGCGTCCATGATGGCCAGCCAGTCCTCGACGCTGCCGCCCGCACGCTCGGCGTAGATACCGGCCATCTTGTCGTTGAGCCGGTCGATCAGCTCGGCCTGCTGGCGCATGTCGTCGGCGCCGCCGACGACCAGGCCGTGGCCCTTGTGGATCATCATCTCCGAGTCGCGGTTCATCACGATCTCGTCGCCGCCCATCGCGATGAACGACGCGGCGCTGGCGGCCAGGCTGTCGACGATGACGGTCACCTTGCCGGGGTGGCCGCGCAGTGCATTGAGGATCGCCACGCCGTCGAAGATGTTGCCGCCGGGGCTGTTGATCCGCACGTGCAGCTCGCGGCTGTCATCGAGCGCGCCGATCTCGCGCGCCAGGGCTTCGGCGGAAACACCGAACCACGAGTCGATCTCGTCGTAGATCAGCACCTCGGCCGGGCCGGTATCACCCTCAGCCGCATTGCGGATCTGATACCAGGGCTGACGATTCTGCTTACTCATCGAACAGCGTCTCCTGCTGTGGTTTCGGGTCGCCCTTCGCGCGGCGACTGTGGGCACGGACGAACACGCGCGCCGCAGCCTTTCCCGCGTCGGTGAGCTGCGGCGGTTCGGGCACCGGGTCGGCGGCATCGGCCTCGGGGTCCACGCCGGGCAGGCCGGCCGCGGTGCGGACGAACGACTCCAGGCGCGGATCGGGCGTGATCAGCCCGGCGTTGACCAGCATCTGCAACGCCGCCGCGGTGGCGTCCTGCCGCGAGCCGATCTCGTCGAACACCAGCAGCGGCGGGTCGGCCAGGCGGTTCAGGATGCGGATCTGGTCGCGCGACATCTCGTTGACCATCTTGATGTCGCTCAGCACCAGGAAGGCCGGCGACCGGCCGTATTTCTCGCGCGGGCTCGTGGTGTAGCGGCTGACGTGATAGGGGAACTCGAAGAAGCCGCCCTGGCCGATCGCCTGCTTGGCGTCGACCGAGACATAGGTGGAGAGGAACGGCGCGTCGGCGGCGCGGCGGCTGAACGGGCGGTAGTCGCCGCGCGGCTTCACGCAGTGGACGTATTCCGACTTGGTCTCCGGCTTGTCGGACAGCTGCGCGCGGATCTTGTCCGGCAGGTTGTCCTCGCCCCAGGCCTGCGCCGCCTGGCGCGCGGTGTATTCGAAGCGGCGGTGCAGCTTGTCGCAGCGGCCGTCCTTGCCGTTGGAAATGAAGATCTCGACCAGCGGGATGGAGCGGTAGCGCGGGCCGCCGCCGGCGCGGTCGAGCTCGGTGAACAGGCAGGCGGTGCCGAGCGCGCCGAGCCCGGTGAAGATCTCCGGCAGGCCGATGGCGAAGCCGGAGCGCGGGTTGTAGCGGTAGTCGATCAGCGTCTTGCTGACCTCGTCGGCCCAGACCTTGACGTCCTTCTCGTCGGCCACCTGGCGCACGCCGCAGCGGCCCTTGTGCCAGGTCTGGGTGCGCGGCGCCAGATAGCTTTCCATCGCCGCCTGGAAGCGCTCGAGCGCCAGCGGCCCGGTGCCGTCGTAGATCTTGTCGGTGCGCCGCTGCCCGGGCGACGACTTGCTGGTGAAGTCGGCGTAGTTGGGCAGGATCCGTTCGGTGATGTCCTGCCAGCTCGGCTCCCACGGCGCGCGGTCGTTGGCGAAGTCCTCCTGCTCGCGCAGCACTTCCTGGCCGATCTCGCCGCTGTCGATCTTGCGCTGCCGGGCGATGGCCGGCGCCGCCACTTCGGCCATGCGGCCCTCGCTCCGGTTACGGGTTGATGCGAACGGCGTGCGCGAACAAATTCGCCGGCGCGCCGCCGGCGACCGCCGCGCGGATGTCGCAGGGCGGCAGCTCGAAGTTGATGGCGCCGGCGGCGGTCAGGCCGGTGTTGGCCACCGCGCCGGCCACCTCGGCCCCCGGCGCCGCCGCCGGATTGGTGTTGGTCTCCAGCGACACGGTGGCGCCGCCGAAGGTGCCGCGGGCGAACAGCGTGCCCTTGCCGCCGGGCCATTTCATGTAGGCGCCGGTGACGGCCACGTTGCTCAGCAGGTCGACGCGCAGGGAATTGCTCATGCCTGGCTCCTATTGGCCGGTCAGGGTCTTGATGCCGACGCTTTCGCCGGACGTGACGCCGAAGGGCGAGGTGAAGACGGTGCCGCTCGCCCCGCGCAGCAGCAGGGCCCGGCGCTTGTCCGCCTGGTCGCGCTCGAGCGCGGCGGCGGCGTCGGCGCGGTTGGGCGGCGCCTTCGCCGGCTTCGGCGCCTTGGGCGCGGAGAACAGGTCCTTGACCGGCTCCACGTTCAGGCTCCGGTCAGCCAGTCGGTGAGCGAGCGCACGTCGCCCAGCTGCACCAGGCTGAAGGGCGTGGTCGGCTTGGGCGGCAGGCGCGGCGGCTTTTTCTTCGGCGGCGTCGCCGTCTCGTCCGGCATGTCCTTGTGTTCGCCGTCGCCGCCACCGGCGCCCGCGTCGCCCATCACCATGTCGGCGCCGGCGCCGCTCTCCTCGTCGGCGCCGCCGTGATAGACGTCGAGGCCGAGCAGCCCGCCGAGCTGCGCGCCGACCACGCTGCCGAGCGGTCCGCCGACCGCGCCGCCGAGCAGGTCGCCGACCACGCCGCCGACATCGGTGCTGGTGTGGTAGTGTCCTCCGGTGAAGCTCTCGGGCACATGGAAATCCGGCTCGTTGGCGTCGAAGAACGGCCCGGCGACGACGTCGAGCACGTCGACCAGCGGCGAGCGCTGGGTGTATTCCTCGGTCGCCTTCTTGAAGGCCTTGAGGTCGTCGACATTTTCGGTCCGGCCGGTGATGCTGCCCTTGCGCTCGATCTTGGCGCCGGCCGAAGGCCCGCTCGGCCAGTCGCCATGCATCAGATCCTCGGCGGTCGGGTCCTGGTAATCCTTCAGGCTCTTCTTGCCGCCGTTGCCGCCGCCCTTGCCGCCGCTGCCAGTGCCGGGGCCGACCGGCGTGCGGTCGCCGGTGGCGTGGTCTGCCTTGTAAGCCATGTCGGGTCTCCAATCGGCCGGGGCGCCCCGGAGCATTTACGCATTCGCCATATACACCATTACGCCTTTGCCGTCGAGATGCCGCTTTTAGCCTATCTCGGCGGCCGCCTACTCGAACCTCTCCTCCGGCGCTCCTTCGGCGGTCGCCTGGCGGGCGCGGCGCTCGCGCCGGTAATCGGCCCGGCCGAGGACGTGCAGATATTCGCCGGCGCCGAGCAGGACGTATTGCAGGGCGTCGTGCGGGGCGGAGTAGCGGTTCTTCTCCGGCTGGTCGCTGTAGTGGTGGCTGCCGCCCTTCTCGATGCGCTTGATGCGGTAGCCGGAATTGAAGCCGTGGCGCAGGACCTTGCAGCGCCGCGACACCACGATCCCGTCCTTGCGCATCAGCGCGTTGCGCACGACCTCGAGGCGCGGCGTCAGGGCGTTGGTCGGCGCCGGCACGAAGGGCACCTGCGACGTCGCCGACAGCGTGGTCATCCAGCTTTTGTCGTCGTCCTCGGACGACCGCGCCTTGCCGGCCGGGTCGCCCCAGCCGCGGATCGGCAGGTCGCGCGCGCGCAGCCGCTCGCTCTCCAGCTGCACGTTGTAGCGCGGCCGGGCATGCACCCAGTCGCGGTATTCGTCCGCCAGCAGGCGGTTCAGCAGCTCGCCCATCTTCACGGCGCCCATGCCGGTCTCCGGCGCGATGATCTCGTCGAGGATGAGCCAGGTGCCGGCCGGCAGGCGCTGGCAGACCAGGATGGCGCCCTGCAGCCCGGCATCGGCGCCGAGCAGCAGCGGCAGCCCCGGCACCGCCCGCAAATCGTAATTCGCCAGATGCACCGCGTCGTCGTATTCCGGATAGACCGGCTCCCCGTCGCGCGACGCGCCCCACTGGTTCAGGATCATGCGCCGGATGTACCAATCGGGCTGGCCGAGGATCTGGCGCTCGTAATATCCGGCCGGCAGGTTCCGCAGGTTCTCCGCCTTGGGGTTGATCGCGTAGCGGCCGTCCGGGCTCTTGATCATGGCGGATGGCTGCACGAAGAAATCGAGCGGCCGGCGGCCGCCCAGGTCGACGCCGAGGGCGAGCGCGTCCTCCAGCGTCATCGGGTTTTCCACGAGCATGTCGTAGAGCCAGTGATCGGTGTCCGGCGCGTTGAAGTCGCCGTCGATGCCCGGCCTGGTGCAGCCGCGGAAGCCGGCGCCCACGTCGACCTTGGGATAGCGGCCGACGCGGCCGCGCAGATAGGTGACGACGTCGATCGACAGCTTGTCGACCTCGTTCAGATACGCCGTGCTGCCTTCCCAGCCCGGCAGCACCACGTCGATCTTGTTGTCGCCGAGGCCGACGAACTCGATGATGGTGTGGACCGTGGTCTGGTCCGGCAGGCGGAACTCCAGCGTATGCGTCGCCGGCACGCCGCCGCTGCCGCCGACCCAGTGGCCCATCGACGGCGGCACCCAGGCGTGCCAGCTGGGGATCGTCGTCTTTTCCAGGTTGCGGTAGGTGTCGCGCACCACCGCGTGCTTGGTGCGCCGCACGCCGTCGCGCGGATGCGGCTCCTGCCGGGCCGCGTTGTAGACGCGCTCCATCAGCTCGCCGCCGGTCTTGCCCGAGCCGACCGGCCCCATGATGAAACGCATGAACGCGTCGCTCGCATGGAACCGCGCCACCGTCGGCCCCGAAGCCTGATAGCTGGCGAAGTTGCCGAGGGTCATGCGAACGCCGTGCGCGCGGGTGCCGCGCCCCCGCCCGGCTGGGTCCGGACTCCGATGCCCGCGCCCGGGCGAGAGACCGGACTACATTTCGCGTTTCCCCGGAAAGCTGGGGACCCCTTTTTCCAGGCCCCCGGGCAGGACGCGCGGCGCGATTTGGGGGGGCGCCCCCCGGCCGGCGCCGCGGCCGCAGCTTTTTTCCTGGCGTTCAACTCTTCCCTCCGTCCTCGGTCTCGCCCGGCTGATCCGAAATCAGCTGGCCTGTGCCTTCAAGCTGTTGATCCGCTTGCGCTTTCCCGTCGCTGTCCAACTCGGCCTGTCCAACTTGGCCGGCTGGCTCGTCGCCAAGCCCTTGATTTCCCTCGATTGTCTCGATCGGCTGCAGCTGGCTCAGATCCGGCAGCAGATCCGGGTCGACCTGGTCGAGGAACTGGCCCAGGACGGCACCGGGATCGCCCAGCACGAGCAGCGGCAGGTTGCTCTTGACCTCGACCTGCACCGGCATCTTGCCGTGCAGGTAGGGCGCCAGGCCCTCGGCGGCGCGCACCTGGGCCGCCAGGGCCTCGGCCGGCTTGCAGCCGATCTCCAGCGCCAGGTCGATGGTGCGCCGGCTGTAGACCTCGGCCATGAACTCCAGCGGCGAGCGGTAGCGGCTGAGGATGAACTTGGCCCAGTCGCTGGTCTTGCGGTTCATCCGCCCCTTCGGCCGGCCCGGCCCGCGCAGCTCGGCCACGCGCGCGCCAGGCTCCGCCGGCAGCGCGTCGAGCTGGTCGGCCGGATAGAGCGCCAGCTGCGTCGCCTCCGGCTCCACCGCCTCCGCCGCGCCCTCGGTCAGCGCCACCGCCGCCTTCAGTCCCTGCGCTTCACCCCCCATGCCCGAATATCACCTCCATTTTTTATTCGCCCCGCCGCGCCGGCCGGTCCTGGCTGGCAGGATCATGGGCCGATGGTCCTGTTAGCCTCCTGCTAGGACCCTGTTAGGACCTAAGTGATTGATATGTATTACCTAATCTCACTTCCTAACATCCTAACAAGCTAACTGCATTCATCCCACATGCGCGCGCGCCCGCGCACCTGCGCATCACGTGAGGCGATTTCCTGTTAGCTTGTTAGGGCGCGGCCTAAGTCTTTGATCCGCAAAGCAGAACGCCCTAACAAAAAGCTAACAAAACCCTAACACTAACAAACTCACCCCCGCGCCCGGAGGCGAGGCGGCCACGACGCGGCGCGTCTTTCCTTGTCTCCCGCCACTGGGCCGGGGCGAAAGTCATGGGCGGGCTCCGGGCGACGGGTCCGGGCCGAGCGACGGATCGAAGCCCAAATGCTCCTGGCCTCCCTCCTGCCCATCGTCTTGATCGGCATCGGCCGCGCGCCGCTCGCCCCCTGCCGCCGGCGCCTGCTCCGCCTCGTCGTGCGGGCTCGCTGCGGCCGATCCGTTGTCTTGGCTCGGCGCTGAGGGCGCCGAGGGCAGGCACAGGTCGAGGGTGAGGTAGGTCGAGCGGATGTTGACGCCGGC